GAAGGTTCTGAGAATGTATTTGCGGGCCTCGGTGAAGGGGGTAGTGGATCAAGTTATGATGGATCGAGTGGTGGATCGAGTGGCGGGTCGAGTGGTGGTGGCGGTGGCGGGTCGAGTGGCGGTGGCGGTGGCGGTGGCCACACCGGCAGCGGCGGCGGCGATACTGGTGGTTGGCCAACTGGTGGCAGCACAACTACTGACCTACCTACCGGCACCCGCACCAGTTTGAAATTCCATCACTGGAATTGGCGGTGCAACCTTGCCAACGCACGAACGGCGATGGTAGGCTGGAAGGGCACCAACGGTGCTGAATGGGTTGAGGTCGCTGGTCACAGAATGACCATGGCCGGGCGCCGCCGAGACGATGGGCGAGATGTTTGGACAGCGGGAGGTTTCAAAGGCTTCAGCACCCTATCTGGAAGAACTAAGGTGGGAGGGAAAATTTATACATTTAAAATTCCCCGTCGGCCGGATGTCGTGATGAGTATAAACCTCTATAGCACCGGAAAACCGACCAGTAAACCGACCAGTAAACCGACCAGTAGTGGCGGCTCCAACCTTGGCCCAACGGGAATTATCTGGAAACCCGTATCGGAGGGTGACCACAAGCTCGCGATTGTCCTGCCACAACGCTACAGTGCGCTGAGGCTGACTATCAGGAACATGAGCGGTACGGTGATTGACACTGGCAATTACATCGGCAGAACTAATGGTAATCGTCCGACATACAGGTTCGGCCGGCCGGGTCGCGGTTACCCGACTCCCTGTATTCTCAGAGTTGGTAACAGAGATTACCTGATCAGCCGCCCGGCAAGCCGGATCAACTAATGGGGCTAGTAATCTCTATAATGTCAAGAAAAATAAGATATAACATATAAATAGTAAATATGCCTATAACAGTTAATAAAGGGTACGATGATGCCCAAGCACATAACGAGAGTGATAGAAGCTCTTACATATATAAAGATTTAAATCTTTTCTTTACTAAACACCCTCTAACAGCCGATGTTAGTAAGGTTACAGATGTGCAAGCGATAAAGAGAAGTGTTCGTAATCTAGTATTAACAAATAAAGGTGAAAGACTATTTCATCCAGAAATCGGAGGTGGTGTTAAAGGTTCTTTATTTGAAAATTTTACACCAATAGCGGAAATAGAATTAGAAAGTGCTATTACTCACGTTATAAAAACATATGAACCTAGAGTGAGGGTAGAGAAAGTTATTGTTAATAATGCAACAGCTCAGGATTTAGATACAAACCAATTAAGAATAATTGTACAATTTTCTTTGGTAAATATACCAAACATAATAGAGGAAGTGGAAGTCTTCCTTAATAGGATACGATAATGGCAGTCAACACACAAGGCAAATTAGAAATTACAGATTTAGATTTTGATACAATCAAAGATAATCTAAAAACATATTTGAAAGGGCAGTCTGAATTTACAGATTACAATTTTGAAGGATCAGGTCTTTCAGTTTTGTTAGACACGTTAGCTTATAATACACACTATAATGCTTTCATGGCAAACATGGCTGCAAATGAAATGTTCCTAGATACTGCCGTAAAAAGAAACTCTGTTATATCTCATGCAAAGGCTATGGGTTATACTCCAGTATCAGTTAAGGCACCAGCTGCAACAGTTGATGTTACTGTTAATGATGCAAACACCGCCAGTCTAACTTTATATGCTGGTCATGTATTTGTTGCTTCTGCGGGAGGTGTTTCTTATCAATTTGTAAATATTGCAGATACAACAATTCAAGCATCGGATACTTACACCTTTTCAGGATTAAAACTTTATGAAGGAACGTGGACCGAAACAAAATATACTGTTAATATTTCAGATGCAGACCAAAAGTTTATTCTTGAAAATAATAATGTAGATATTTCTACTCTATTAGTAACAGTACAAACCAGTTCATCAGACTCTACAACCACCACCTACACTAAGGCAAATAATCTTGTAAATGTTACTAGCACATCAACAGTATATTTTACTCAAGAAACAACAAATGGTGAATGGGAAATTTATTTCGGAGATGGGGTTTTAGGTAAAGCCCTTATAGATGGTAATATCATTTCTATAAAATATGTTGTAACCAATAAAGATGCAGCAAACGGCGCCACTACTTTTACTTCTTCAGGAGCTATAGGATCATTTACTGATATTACCATAGCTACAACTAATGCAGCATCAGGTGGTGCAGATGCAGAAAATATTGGATCAATACAACATAATGCTCCGTTTAATTATGCTGCACAAAATAGAGCTGTAACAGCTAATGACTATAAGGCTCTTGTGCCGACATTGTATTCTAATATATCTTCTATTGCAGTTTGGGGTGGAGAGTATGCAGACCCTGCTGTATATGGTAAAGTTTACATTAGTATTAAAACACCCTCAGGAAATAATTTAACAGCCCATACAAAAGAAACTATTAAAACATTATTGGCAGATTATACTGTAGCAAGTATTACTCCAGAGTTTGTTGATCCCGTAACACTTAAAATTATACCTGTTGTAAATTTTAAATATAATCCATCTATGACTACTAAATCGAACACAGCATTGATAACTTTAGTAACAACAGCAATCAATTCTTTTAGTGATGATGAATTGGAAAAATTTGAAGGCTTGTTTAGATACAGTAAATTTCAAAGAACTATTGATGATGCTGACAATGCAATTTTATCTAACATCACAACATTAAAAATTAGCCAGACTATTACTCCTTCATTAGCAGCTGCCACAAAATATACTGTTGCATTTAATAATGCATTATTAGATCCTGATGCAGGCGCAAAAAACGTAGAGTCTACAGGGTTCACTATCACAGGCAATAATAATGGAGAACATTTCCTAGATGATGATGGTGAAGGAAATATAAGGACATATTATTTTGTAGGAACAACCAAGGTATATGAAACTGCTAATATAGGTACAATTAATTACAGTACAGGAGAAATCGTGTTGAGTTCTTTTAATGTTGCTACAGTAACTAATTCTGATGATACAATAACAATAACCGTTATTCCTAATTCAAATGATATTGTTCCTGTTCGTAATCAGGTTTTAGAAATAGATGCTACAAATTTAGCAGTAACAGGAATATCAGATACAATAGCCCAAGGCTCATCTAATGCTGGAGTATCATACACAACAACATCATCTTATAATTAATGGCTACACTGACTAAAAAGACCTCTACGAGGATCTCTGAATTATTCCCAGAGCATGTTCGGGATGATTGTGTACACTGTTTCGGTGGTAGCGCAGGCATAATATCTTTTGTAGAAAAATATTATGAATTTTTAGAAAGTGCTGAATTGGTATTAGAATCAATTGGTGCTGTAGATCAGGTTCTTTTAGAAGAAGGAACAGATCAATTTATAGTACAAGAAACTGCTAGTATTAAAACAGATGCAGAGACTACTGGTACTGGACGTATAATTCAAGAGACTTCAGATCGTGGAGTTTTTGTAAATGATGAGATCATTACTGGTGATACTTCTAAAGCAACGGCAACAGTTCGTGTAGAAGATATTAATTCTGGTTCAAGACTGTTTATATCTACACAAAACAAATTCATCATAGGTGAAGAAATTTCTGGTGGAACTTCTGGTGCAAATGCTGTTATAAAATCTTATCGAGCAAACCCAGTAGAAAATATTACAGACTTAATGCAGTATGCAGATGTAGATGATACAGTAGATACTTTCTTTGACCAATTTAAATCCCAATTTTTAAAGTCTATTCCAAAGTCTCTGGCTACAGGAATAAACAAGAGAAAGTTATTAAAGAACATTAAAGACCTTTATAGAGTTAAAGGAACGAAAAAGGCACACGAATTATTTTTTAGAATTCTTTTAGATAATACGGCTGAACTTTATTATCCAGCTGAAGATATGCTTCGTGTATCTGATGGTAAATGGGGAAGTAATTATGTTCTGCGTGTGGTACAGAATGATCGTATTGCAATGGAAGATATTGCCTCTGATAATATCTATCTAGAATTGCAAGATGGGGCAAAACTTTTACGGGAAAATACTTCTGAAGGAGTTAATACGTTTGGATTAGAAGGACAAACAATTACTCAGGCAGCTGTACTTGATAAGACAATTTTAGGTGGAGGTGCATATGTATCCGATGGATACTCCACAATAAGTAAAGCAACTGCTGTAGTCGAGTTTGTTGTGAAATATCGTTTTGGTGACGAAACTATTTCAGAGCTATACTTGTCTAGAGATACTATTGTTGGAACATTTATAGCCGGTCAACCTATTACTGCTATAGATAAAGATAATGCAAACATAACAATTACAGCTAACATTATTAAGATTTTAACAGATACGACCATAACTACTACTGGACAATATTATACAACAACTGATCCTATTGTTCTAACATCCACAAATGGTCAACAAGGTATTTGCACTGTAGGAAAAGTAACACCCGGAACAATTTCTGAAATTGTTGTAAATGCTGCAGGAACAAATTATGCGGTAGATGATGTTGTTACTGTAGACAATACAAATACAGATGGTTCTGGTCTTACAGCTGTAGTGTCTATTGTCAATGGTGGGTTTGCACCAGAAACAGGGTCGTTGATAGAACAGTTTAGATTTACTTTAGAGGCTGAAGTCGGAGAACTTATAACAGAAGATTCTACACCATTATATTTTACTCAAGAAGAAGATTATGGTATGGTATCTACTGACCATATTGTTTTAGAATCTGAGACTGTATATGCAGATGGTTATAGTGGAGATAAAATTGTACAAGAAGGAACTACAGGTCCGATTACCGATGTGCGAGTTACCTCTATAGGAGAGAACTATACTAGTTTACCCAATTTATCTCTACCAACAACTGGGTCTAGAAGTGGGGGTACGATTCTAGCTAAAGGTGTTAATGTAGGTAAAATTGAAGAAATTCAAGTTGGAGCTCCTGGTATACATTATACTGATACAGTAACGGCAACTATTCGTAATAACTTCCTATGTACAACTTTAGGATCATTTACTGTTGATGAAACTGTAACTGGTAATACAAGTGGTGCTACAGGAACTTTTAAGGCTTCTAATAGTAATACAAATGTTGTAAACATATATCCAGGAACAGGAACCTTTACAATTGGTGAAACTATTACAGGTGCCGGTTCAGGTGCAACAGCTGTCATTGAGTCTTTTGATACTACATCTATAGATGTAACGACAGGAGCTTTAAATATATCTCCTGGAATATATACTGGACAAGATGGATTCATATCTGAAGATTCAAAAAAAATCCAAGACAGTTATTATTATCAGCAGTTTTCTTATGTAATTAAATTGCAGAAATCTATTGTAGATTGGAGAAATGAAGTACAGGCTGCTGTACATCCCTCTGGGTTTGCACTCTTTGGTCAAGTCAATATAGGTGGTAGTGCTGATGATGTTTTAGATATGCAGATCAAGACAACAGCACCTGCTGATGCTACCCTTGAAGCTGCAAGAGAGAAATTTACTCCAGAATTACTCAGTCTGTTTGAGACAATTTTTGCAACGAAACTACCAAGGCGTCTTGGTGGTGATGATTCTATGCGTCCCACGTGGGCTACAGATTATATGACAGCCAATCAGGTGTCAACTAGTTCACAAACTCTAAACTCTACACCTACAACAGGTATAGGTTATGAGGTAGATTATCCTGCAACAAATTTCTCTGGAGATCGTGATGTAACATTATGGCCAGAAATTACTGTATACGTTTCTTCTCCAGAACACGATGCACAAATATCTATGGAACGAGATGGTCCATGGAGTGAATGGATAAGACAAGAAGATGACAGTGGATATTTTCTTGATGAAGAAAACTCTGGATATATGTTGGGAGAAACAGAGACCGCATCCTATAACGATAGGATTATTAGTGAAGATTTTGAATGGTCTACTGACTATAGATTTACTTTAGAAAATGAAGTTGGAGAACTATTAGCTGAAGATTCTACAATTGTTATTACAGTAGGCAGTGCTCGCCCAACTTTAAATCCTGTATACTTTACACAAGAAGAAAATACTACAGAAAGTCCACACAGAGTATTTCTAGAAAAAGATCCGGGTCGAGCCTTTGACTATTCACCCAACCAAAGTATAGAACAAATTATAGATGGTCTAGCGAATCCTCTCACTGGCATTCACAGACCACGAACACCAGGAAGAATATGGAGAGAACATGACCCCATACTTCCAATAAGTCCTGGTCCACAATTTCATAGTGAGTTTAAACTTATTCTAGGTCTTACAAAATCTGCTGAAGTTACATTGCACACTGAAGTGGAAGACCTTGATGTTGAAAAACTTGGAGTTGTCTTTGCAAATATGGTGGCGGCTCGTAATGTAGTTGTAGATGTCAACCTTAGAGAGTCCGCATCTTTAACAAGACACAATAGAATTACTCAAGAAGATGTTAGTGGGTATTTTATAGATGAAGATAGCACGGCTGCTGATTCTGATTTCTTTATATCTGAAACATCGGTTGTACCATCCAGTAGACCGGTGATAGATGTCAACCTTACATATGATGCATCAGTAACAAGAGCGGCTATAAGTCAACCTGCAATACAAACTGTGCTTCATGTAAACTTGCATAATCAGTATTACACATATACACCTAAGGCAATTGAACAACAAAATTATATAGCCACAACTAAAGAATTTTTGGATGGTTATTCTAATCATGGACCAATGTGGCAGAATATATCTCTGTATAGAGATCACCATTTAGAGGAGGCCTCAGTCCTTAAAATAGAATTAGAAACAGCAACAGATGGCGGCACTGGAGATGTGCTACTAGAATCTGCAACGACTTCAACAGGACAATCATATATCATAGGCGATGGTTGGAGAGCCTATAGAGGAACTCTTGGATTCCTAGAGGCTAGAGAAAGAACAACATTAAATGAAGGTGGCACATTAAGTGCTTCTGACACAACGATTACAGTAACAGATGGTACAATCTTTCCATCTTCAGGAACTATCTTGATAGATGATGAACAGATCAGTTACACGGGCAAGTCTACACACAACTTGACCGGCTGTACCAGAGGAGTAAATAATACAACAGCCGCAACCCATGCTGATGGGTCGGGTGTTAAGATAATGAGATTTATAGCTTCAGCTCATGGGACAAATAACACTTACAGAATTCAAGATGTTGGAAATGTTTTGTTGAATGATGTTATTAATAATCCTAAAGCTAGAGGACACATTCCAGCACCCGCTGAAATAACTATAGAACTTCGGTCTTAATGTGTTATAAATATAAGAAGATTAAAAAATCTTTATAAATAATATAAACAATTAGTAGGAGAAAAACGAACAATGGCTGCAATTATAACTAATAAGTTTAGAATTCATAACGCTGAACAGTTTTATGAGTCTTTTAGTGAAGCTGCTGCATCCACCTATTACTTATTCGTGGGAAGGCCACAGGCTTTTAGTACGACAACGGGCGGAGGTACTGATATTTCAGTGCCCACACCAGTAGATAATATTGATGATGAATATATGTACTGGCGTGATGCTCTTGCAGCTAAAAAAGTGGCTTCTACAGACGTTTCATATGTAGTACCAAGAATAAATTGGACAGTAGGCGACACCTATGCCAAATATCGGCATGACTACTCATCGACCAACCAGGCGTATGGTAGTAAGAACACACTTTGGGATGCATCGTTTTATGTGATGACATCTGAATATAAAGTGTATAAATGTAT